AGAGTTTTTAGCCCCAGCTCGGCCCCCTTCCTGAGCTGGGGTTTTTTTCTGCTTGTAAACTTGTGAATAGCAGTTGAGTGTAAGCACCGCTGTATCTGTTGAGTGTCAGCACCGCAGGAACCCCTAATCAACTAACTACAGGAGAATCATGTCTGACTTTATCAAGTCGCAGATTGACGCTCGCAACAACCTCATCGCACAGGCAAGAGAAGTTCTTGACATTGCTGAGGCTGAGAAGCGTGGTCTATCCGCAGAAGAAAACCAAAAGATTGCTCGTATCGAAGCTGACATTGACTCAGCCGACACAGCTATCTCAACCGCTCGCTCAATCTCTGAGCGTGAGGCTCGTGCAGCAGAGGCAGCAGCTTCATTCGCACCATCAACAGCAGCAGTAAACACTGACGCTGACATCCTTCGCTCAATCGCATCAGGTGAAGTTCGTGGATACGAGTTCGCTCGTGAGGCTCGTACTCTAGTTCCATCCAGCAACACTGTTGGACAGAGCTTCTACGACCAGGTATTCGAGATTGCCCAGCTAGTTGGCCCAATGCTAACTGTGTCTGAGGTATTCAACACCACCTCTGGTGAGAACCTAGTCATCCCAACAGTGACCGCAACTTCATCCTCTGGATCAGTTGCAGCAGCAGGAACCATCTCAGAGTCCAACCCAACCTTCTCATCCATCACACTAGGGGCTGAGAAATATGGAGCGTTGGTCCAGGTGGCTCAAGAACTAGTAAGCGATGCCGGATTCAACATCACTAGCTACATCGCACAGCAGCTTGGAACATCACTTGGTCTCCAGGCAAACTCAGTTCTAACCACAAAGCTATCTGCAGCCGCTGGCTCAGTAGTGACTGGTGGAACCGGAGTATCTGGTGCAGCTTCCTACGAGAACCTAATTGACCTTGTTTACGGCATCGCAGATGGTGCTCGTGTGCTTCCAGGTCTAGGTTTCCAGATGGCTAAGTCAGGTATCGCAGCAGCTCGCAAGCTAAAGGATGGTGCAGGTAACTACATCTGGACCAACTCAGCAGTACCAGGTCAGCCAGCAACACTCCTCGGCTATCCGGTTTTCGAAAACCCGAACGTGGGGGCCGTCGGAACAGCATCGAAATCTGTACTGTTTGGGCACCTTCCATCATTCAAGGTTCGTGTTGCAGGTGGTATTCGTGTTGACCAGTCAGCAGACTACGCTTTCAACACAGACACTGTGACTTACAGGGGTCTGATTAGACTTGACGGTGCATTAACCCATGCGACCCATATTGGGTACTTCAAGGGTGGAGCAAGCTAAACCCTTAGCTCAAAAGCTGACAAGCCCCAAGCGTGTAGGTTCGCTTGGGGCTTGTCTTTTGCTAGGATTATCGCAAGAGAGAGAGAACCTACATGAGCAAGAAAAAACTAAAAGGCACAGTATCCGTTTTTAGCAATTCACCAGGACAGCCAACCGGATACGGCCAAGCCACAGAAGCCTTAGTCAAACTGCTAAAGCGTGATGGTGCTGATGTTGCTGCTTTGTCTAACTATGGCAATGAAGGAATCAACACAACTTACAAGACCGAGTACGGCGACATTCCTGTCTATTCCAGAGGCTCTGAGGCTTACTCAAATGATGTGGCCCCAGCTCACCATAAGCACTGGAAAGCAATAAACAAAAAGCAATCAGACCTAATGATTACCCTTTACGATGTCTGGGTTCTAAACTCTAAAGGCTACGACACCATCCCGATTGCAAGCTGGACACCGATAGATCACAACCCAATCCCACCAGGTGTATTGAAGTGGTTGCAAAAGGAAAATGTGACACCGCTTGCTATGAGCAAGTTTGGGCTAGAGCAGATAAACAAGGCTGGTGTTGAGGGCCACTATGTACCTCACAGCATTGACACCAAAGTATTCAAGTTCACTGACACCATTGAGGGTCAAAAGGTTGACGACTTTATGGGCTTTGAGGATGGTCGTTTTGTTGTTGGGATGAACGCTGCCAATAAGTCATCGGGCATCTTGCACCGCAAAGCCTATTCAGAGAACATGATGGCCTTTGCTATGTTTGCTCGAAAGCACAAAGATGCCATGCTTTACATCCATGCAGACCCAAGCTCACCTCATGGCTGGAACCTTATTGCACTCGGTCAGTTGCTAGGCATCCCAGTTGACAACATGACCTTCCCTGACCCACTTGCCTACCGCTATGGGATGTCCCAAGAAACCCTTGCAGGTATCTACTCAAGCTGGGATGTCATGCTGGCAACAAGCTATGGAGAGGGCTTTGGTATTCCAACAGTCGAGGCACAAGCAGTTGGTGTGCCAGTAATTGTTAGCAAGTTTGCTGCTAGTCCTGAGCTAGTTGGAGATGGCTGGGTTGTTTCAGGTCAGCCACTCTATGATCCAGCACAGCACTCATTCTGGACTATCCCATCGGTCCCAGAGATTGTTGAGGCATTAGAACAGGCTTATGCCAAGGGTAAGGGCAAGTCAGCTAAGGCTGTTGAGTTTGCACAGGCTTTTGACCATGAGAAGGTCTGGCAAGAGAACTGGATGCCGGTGCTAAAGAAACTACTCAAGTGATTCCAGTTCTAGGTTTTGCAACTCTCAAAAGGTTTGACCTAGCCCAGAGGCTACTTGACTCTATTGACTACCCAGTCGAGCATCTTGTCATTGTTGACAACTCAGGCACTAACACCTGGCAACCTAACCAGCCGGACAAAGTAAAAAATCTCTGGATGATTAGAGTGCCCTTTGGCCTTGGTCTTGTCGGTGCTTGGAACCTCATTGTAAAGTCAACCCCCTATGCCCCCTACTGGGTGCTAGTCAATGATGATGCTTGGTTTGGTGAGGGTGCCCTTGAGATCATCGCTCAAGATGCTGACCCCGATGGCTTGTGCTTCCCTCACATTGTGCCTGACTGGTCCTGTATCGTCTTGGGTCAAAAGGTAGTTGAGCAGGTTGGGCTTTACGATGAGCGACTGTATCCCCTTTACTTTGATGATGATGATTATGAGAGGCGAATTAGAAACGCTGGCCTATCTGTCAAAAGGATTGAGGCGATTGTCCATCACAACAACAGCTCAAGCTTGCAGGGCAACGAAACAAAAAACAATAGGACTTTCCAGGCTAATCAACGGCTCTACCAGTCAAAGGTTGCCAACAACGATTACAGCGAGGGCAACTGGTCACTCAAGATAAGGCGTGAAAACTCGTGGGCTTAGTTTATACAGGTGGCACCTTTGACCTATTCCATGCCGGTCACGCTAGGTTCTTACAACGCTGTGCCGAGCTTGGGCCTGTAGTGGTATCCCTAAACACCGATGAGTTCATCGGGGAATACAAGGGTAAGCCACCAGTCATTAGCTACGCAGACCGAGAAGCTGTGCTGCTTGCTTGCAGGTATGTTGACAAGGTAATCCCCAACACAGGTGGGACCGACAGCAAGCCAAGCATCGAGGAAGTCTGGCCCGACATCATTGCCATTGGCACAGATTGGGCTAGGCGTGATTACTACGCACAGATGAAGTTTGACCAAGACTGGCTAGATGAGCGAAGCATTGCCTTGATCTACATCCCATACACACAAGGCATAAGCTCTACAGCCATCAAAGAGCGTATGCTTTTTAGGAGATAAGATAGGACTACTATGGCAATCACCCAAGGCTACGCCACACTTTCAGAGGTTAAGGCCTCGTTACGCATCTCGGACAATGTTGATGATTCTTTGCTAGAAGTAGCAATCGAGTCTGCCTCAAGACTTATTGACGGCTTTACAGCTAGAAGCTTCTCTAACGCAGGTACGGCTGTAAGGAACTTTGCTGCCACTGATGCCATCAACCTAATCATTGACGATGCAATCACAGTCACAAAGGTTGAGTCCACCGATGAGATTGGTGACACCTACACAGAATGGGCTGCTACTGACTACCAGCTTGAGCCTGTAAACAGCAGAGCTGATGGACTCTATTCCCCTTACACTGGCATCCGAGCTATCAACACTTACACTTGGCCAGTTGTTGACTACCAGGCACTTGTAAAAATCACTGGCACTTGGGGCTGGTCATCTGTACCAACCGCTGTAAAGCAAGCCTGTGTGATTCAGTCATCAAGACTTTTCAAGCGTCTGGACTCGCCTCTAGGTGTTGCCGGCTTTGGTGACATGGGTGCTATCAGGGTTGGTCGCTACCTTGACCCAGATGTTGAGCAACTACTTATGCCTTACAGGATCATGAGGAACTTTGGCTAATGAGCATTAGCCTAATCAGGCAAGCCCTTGCCACTAACCTTGCCACCATCTCAGGCCTACGCACAGCCGCTGAGGTTCCTGACCTACCAAACCCACCTATTGCCATTGTCGGTCTAAGGTCTGTTTCCTACGATGGTGCCTTCAACAAAGGCATGACTACTTACAACTTTGCAATCACTGTCATTGTTGGCAGAGCTGCCGAGCGTGAGGCACAAAGACGGCTAGATGCCTACATCAGCACAGGGGCAAGTAGTGTCAAAAGTGCAGTAGAATCAGATAGTACGCTTGGTGGTAATGCCTACGACTGCCGAGTTGTTTCGATGGACTCAGTTGGTTCATTGAACATCAGCGACACCACATACCTGGCTGCTGACTTCACAGTCACAGTCATAGCAAACTAGGAGAAATAACATGGCAAAGTTTTACGCCCAAGACTACAAAATCACAGTTGGCACAACCAACCTCAGCACCTCAATCAACTCAGTCACCCTTGACATCACAGCCGATGAGATTGAAACCACCGCTTTTGGAAGCACCTACCGCACACGCATTGGTGGCCTAAAGAGTGGATCAGTATCACTTGACTTCATGCAGGACTTTGCTGCTGGCTCAGTTGATGCCCTACTATTCCCACTTATGGGTTCAACAGTTGCAGTAAAAATCTCACCCCTATCAACAGCAGTTTCAGCTACAAACCCTGAGTACCGCTTTGATGCTCTAGTCACCCAGTACCAGCCATACGCTGGCAGCATCGGAGATCTAGCCACACTCAGTGTGTCTTGGCCGACAACAGGTGAAATCGTGAGAGGTACAGCAGCGTAAGCTGTTAGGCTCAGAACATGAAAATAAACCTACAAGTAGAGTTCAGCGACAAGCCTGGTGAATCCAAAGAGGTCACCTGCCTAGCATCTGACATGGTGAAGTTTGAGTCCAACTTCAACATCTCCATTGCCAACCTAGACAAAGACCTCAAAATCACTCACCTGCTTTTCCTAGCTTGGGCAAGTGAAACACGCACCAAGGCAACTGCTAAAACATTTGATGAGTGGATTGACGGAGTTCTCTCCGTATCGGCCTCTGACGACCCAAAAGCATAAAGGGTCTAGGGGACCAATCAGCTCATTGGTTTATAGCATCTCTGGCAGTCGAAACTGGCATCAGTCCTAGAGAGTTGTTAGAACTTGATGAAAGAATGCTCTGGACACTTAGCCGGTATTTGATTTTCAAGAATCAACAAGGCCAAAAAAGATAAGCCCCCCAAAAGGGGGTTTTTCTTTTGGGTAGAATAGACAAAGTAATCCGATCTAGGAGTGTTCTTGGTTGCCCCAACCCATAAAATAAATGTTCAAGGTGTCAGAGAGATGATTGAACTTCTTGATGCTGTGCAACCAGACTCAGTAAAAGAACTGAGAAAAGAGTTTAGGCAGATTGCCTTACCAGTAGTTTCTGCCATAAAATCAAACATCCCAAGCACCGCACCTCTATCTGGCATGAACCATTATGGCCGCACTCGCTATGCCGGTGCCAATGTAAAAACAGAGCTGGCTTTAAGCAACTCAATTAGATCTCAGGCAAGACCTCTGGCAACCATAGTTGTTGAGTCACCTGAAAAGTCAGGTGCCTTTGGTTTAGAGATAGCTGACATGGCTGGCCGAAAGACAATGATGAACGGCCCAAAACTAACTTATGAATACAAGGGTGTTGGTCGAGTTGGTGGCTCAGGCAGACAAAGCCCAACCAAGTCTAGGAAGGTTGTCAGGCGTGGCAACACTGCAGAGTTTAGCTATCGCATCAACGGACAAGGCAAAGCGATGATTGCCAACCTTGGCGGCATACCATCTCGCTATGTCTATTCAGCTTTAGCAGGTAAAGAGGATGAGCTTGTTGCCGACATGCAGAGAACTCTTGACAAGTATTCACAGAAAATCAACTACAAACTTAAGGCTGCATAGTGGCAATTAGAATCCCCATCCTTACCAGCTTTGACCCTAAAGGCCTAAGACAAGCTAACGCTCAGTTTGCAAAGCTACAAAGCTCAGTCGGATCACTGGGTAAAAACTTTGCTGCTGCCGGTGTTGCCATTGCTGCTGCTGGTGCCCTAATTGCTAAGAACGCACAATCACTAGCTCGTATCGAGCGTATAAACGCACAGACAGCTCAGACTATTCAGTCAATGGGCAATGCCTCAAACATCTCTGCAAAAGAGGTAGAGGCACTTGCAGGAAGCCTTGAAAATCTAACAGCTACTGAGGCTGAAACAATCCAAGAGGGTGCCAACCTTTTACTTACCTTCAAAAACATTCAGAACCAGGCAGGTGCTGGCAATGACATTTTCAATCAAACAACAGCAGTCATGGTGGACCTTGCAAGGGCTATGGGCACAAGTGCATCTGGCGAGGCTATCCGGCTTGGTAAGGCACTCAACGACCCTGTAAAGGGAATCGCTGCCCTTACTCGTGTTGGAGTTAGTTTCACTGAGCAACAGAAAGAACAAATAAAGGCCCTAGCTCAGTCAGGTGACTTGCTAGGTGCACAAAAGATTATCCTTGCCGAACTACAAACACAGTTTGGTGGATCAGGTGCAGCCTACGCTAAGACCTTTAGTGGTCAGCTTGAGCTTATGGGCCACGAGCTTGGCACCATTGGTGAGGAAGCAACAATGGCAGTCATGCCAGCGTTGCAGGGCATGATTGCACAGCTAAGAGAACTCATACCTGTTATTGGACCACAGCTAAAGGCTGCCATTGAGTCTGTTGACTGGGCTTCACTAACGCAGTCTGTTATTGACCTAACAACATTCCTAGTTCAAAATGCTCAAACGATAGCTAACTTAGTCATCGGTATCTTTGCCCTAAACACTGCCTACAAACTTATGCAAGTTGCCATAGGTATTACAAGTACGGCTCTTGCACTAAACAAGTGGTGGTTGGCACAGGTGACTACTGGCACCAAATTAGCCACTATAGCAACAACTATTTTCTCAACAGCTCTCAGGTTGATTCCGATTGTGGCCATTATCTCTGGTCTGGCACTTTTGGTTGCTGCCTTTACAAACACAAACGAGTGGGCTGGTAAAGCAAAGGGTGGTGTAGTCAAGTTTGGTGATGAACTTGAGGCTGTCGGTGGAAAAGTTGGAATCCTAAGAAAGCAACTTGACGACTTACCTAAAGAGATAACAACCAAATACACACTTATTCGCCAGACTGCTGGACAAGTGGCAAGTTCTTTTGGTGGCTCTGCCTTTGATGCCAAATCTAACCAGGCTGAGATTGACGCACTGATACCTGACGCAACAACTGGTGGGGCAAGTACGCCTAAAAAGATGAGCTTGGGCGAAACGCTAAAGCGTGAGGCTACTGTTGTCAAAAAGCAAGCCAAGCTAGTTGCTGCTGGTGTGAGTGAGGGGCTTGCTGCTCGACTTACCTCTGGGGCCAAACCAGTTGCTGCTGCAAACAAGGCACTTAAAGCCATTACTAAAAACAACGGCAACCTGACTAAAAACCTAAAGAAAATGGAAAAGAACCTCAAGGTTGTTGCAGATGCAGCAGTTGAGGCAGTCACCGCTGTTGAGGAACCAGTCAAAGATACTTCTGTTGAGGATGCTCTAGCAGCTAAAGAGCGAGCCTATGCCTCTTTTGCAGATGCAGTAAAAAACACCTTTAGCTCCATCAAAAACTCAATACTTGGAGCCTTTGACATAACTCAGCTTGGTGGATCTACAGACTCAATCACTCGCAACATGGACAAGCTACTTGTAAAGCTCAGGTCATTCTCGGCTAATGTGCAGAGTCTAGCTGGCATGGGACTCAACTCAACATTGCTACAGCAGGTAATCTCTGCTGGACCTCTAGCAGGTGCTCGACTAGCCGAGGCACTTGTGATGGGTGGACCTGGTGGACTATCTGCCATCAACGCTGGCTACTCAGAGTTTGGCAACCTTGCAGGACAGATAGCAACAACAGGCACCAATTCTTTGTTTGGCACAGGCACTCAGCAAAATGTTTACAACATAAATGTGGATGGTGGGGTTGGCTCAGGCTCGACTATCGGTAAAGCTATTGTTGACGCTATCAAGGCCTACGAGCGTACCTCTGGTGCTGTTTGGCAGGGTGCCTAGTGGCAGCTCCAGCAGTCAAACTTGAGCTAGGTCTAAACCTTGGTCAGGGTGACCCTTTTTCTTTTGTCTTAGACAGCTCTACAAGAGGTGTGCTAGACAACACGAGCTACACCCTTGGTGGCGAGAGATTCTTTGACATCACTGACAGGCTTGTCACAACTACAGTACGGCGAGGCAAGAACAATGCCCTTGACCGCATTGACGCTGGAATTGTGAACATCACTGTTGACAACTCAGATAGAGAGTTTGACCCCCTCTACGAGGCTGGACCTTACTATGGTCAGCTAATTCCAAGACGCTCGGTAAGGGTATCTGCTAACAACTACCCAGTCTTTCAAGGCTTCATTGACGACTTTGACATCCAGTATGAGCCAGGTAAGCAGTCTGTAGTCCAGATCTCAGTATCAGATGCCTTCTCTGTTTTAGCTAACTCAGGGCTTGAAGCCTTTACCCCAACCTCTCAGCTATCCGGTGCTCGCATAAATGCAGTGCTTGATAGGCCAGAAGTTGATTGGCCAGCAGACCAAAGGGACATTGACGCTGGAAACTCTGTAATGCTTGATGCCGAGGTTGCAGAGAGTACACCAGCCCTTGAGTATCTGCAGCTTGTTTCTGATTCTGAGTTTGGTACTTTGTTTCTGGCAAAAGACGGCAAGATTACCTACCGAGAGCGAAACGCTGTCCCCAACACCCCCAACCTTGTCTTTAGCGATGAGGTAGTTGCAGGGGTTTACACAGGCATCCAGTTTGCAGATGTCAACATTGTCTATGGATCAGAAAACCTTTACAACCGAATTGCCCTTGAGAACGCTGATGCAATCCCTGACTCTGCCTTTGCCGAGGATGCAGACTCACAGGTCATCTTTGGCCCAAGAACCTTGTCCCAGACTGGCTTGCTTATCCAAGACCCAGCTCAGCTACAGTTCCTTGCAGACTTCCTGCTTGCTAGGTACAAGGCACCAGCTTATAGATTTGAAACTGTCACAGTTGTCTTAGACACCCTGACTGAGGCTAATCAAAATGCTGTGCTTGACCTTGAGATTGGTGACATTGTGCAGGTCAGGTTTGAGCCTTCTGACATCCCACCAGCCATCGAGCAATACTGCCGAATCATCGGTGTAAACCATGACTGGAACCCAGGCAGCAAAAACATCAGCTTTGCCCTAGAACGCCTTGACTTTGCCATCTTTATCCTTGATGACGCTGTGTTGGGTGTCCTAGACGATGACCGCTTGGCCTACGAGTAGTAAACTAAAACAAGACCCAAAGGAAACCAATG